TTTTCCATGTTGTCAACCCCACCTGTAATCATTGTATCCCCAACAGCTTGAAGTCTATCTTTCATAATTTTTTGTATCTTTGATACTATTACTAGTCCATCCATTATTCAAAGTCCTCCAACTGTTCTAATTTTTCTTTTGCATGTCCAATTTTACCTAATAGTTTATCTATCTCTTGTAAATGTTGTGGATGCTCTCCAATACCAACAGAATTATTTAGATAAATATTAATTGTAACGTCTGCTTCTGCAATATCTGCTTCGTATCTTGCCCGAAGTGCGGATGTCATTGTTGCTTTACTCATATTATTTCCATGTCCTTTCGTTGTATTCCAGATTGACCACTAACAATTTCATACCAAAAAATTATTAAAGTCAAACGTGAATCTTTGTTTTTAGAAAAATCATTGGCACAATGCCAATAAGAGGAATCAAATCCAATGCAACGATTATATACATTTGAGAAACGAATCGTTTCTTCAAAGTCATTATTGCTTTGAATTCTAAATTTTTCTGCCTCTTCTTTATTCAACTTACCTAAATTGAATTCTCTTTTTTTAACATTGTTCCTTGTAGTAATCATAGGACCAACACCTGTTTTAGGTTTATATATTGATGTTCCAGAATTTAAATCTGCATTGGGACTTAAATACATTAAAGTTGTATGTAAATGTGGAGTATCATTATGAACCCAACCTTTGTTAGATTCACCTTCTATTTTTTGAAAATAAGCAGCGCATTTATATTGAACAGCTGGTGATGATAAAAAACATTTAAGATATTTTCTACAAATAGCATCTTTAAAATGTTCAGAAATAGAACTTAATTCTGGTGATCTAGTGCCTGGCCATAAGCCTTGTGGTTCGGGTTTAAATTTTAAAGATAAACCAAATCTTCTAATTTCTTCAGGGTACTTAAAAAAATTATCTATACAAGTTATGGGGAATTGATACATCTAGCATTTCCATCTTCTCCGTGCCTGTCTTATTCGTGAGTTTGGATCGTTTCTTGTTTTTGCTGATGATCTTTTTAATTGTCCTAGTGATCTAGCGCAGTATGATTTTCTGCGTTTGGCAGCTTTTGATCCTGGCTTCACTTTTCCAGTCACGGCTGTTTTTAGTTTTGAACCGGGGTTTTCTCTTCTGTATCGGGCGACACCGGCTCTAGTCATCCCTGCTCCAGACTTTGTAGGTCTAAAATATTTTTTTGTTTTTGGTGGGTTAGTTCCTTTTGCAAAACTGCTTCTATCTACGTAATCAGTTCTCATACTAATCCTCCCATTACCATACTTTTTCTTTTTTTAGCAAATGTTGCAGCTCTATCTGGCTTTGGTCCTACATTTGCTTTAGCTTGTTTTCTTCTTACGGCACCCGCACGTTGCCCTTTGGACATCGCTCTTGCTTTCGCAATAGGCACGCATTTTGGATAATTTTTTCTTTTTTCTCCACCACTTCGACCACACTTCGGGTATGAACCATCGGATCGCTTGTTTGCAATATCGACCCAGTTCTCTTTGACCCATGCTCGTAATCCTTTTTTAGCCATTATGTGTATAAAGTTTTTTTTCGTCTATCGTTCATGATAGCACCACAAGCTTTTGCAATTTTTCTGGAGCCACCTGCACTAAAACCCACTCTACCACCAGATGCTTTTTTATCTTTTTTACCACCAGGTGTAATTTTTCCAGAGCAAACTGCAGATGCATACATGTTAGCATACGCGCTTGGGTATACTTTAAATTTTCTTTTAGCTGCTGCTTTTCCTCTAGGGCAAAGTTTTGCCATTATTTATCTCCTAATATTTTTTTCTGTTTATCTACAGTTTTACCAAATTTTTTTAAAACTTTATCTGTTTTTTTTAATGTCTCATCAAATTTTTGTTTTGCTTTGTTGTAATTTTGTTTAACATCAAACTGTTCTAGTTTTTGTTTTGCTTTTTTAGCTGCAGATTTAATAGTCCCTACAGTTTTTTGACCAGCTATTTTAGCAAAAGGTTTTACAGCTGTGTAAACTTTATAGTATTTACTTGCCATTATGATTTTGCTGTTTGTGCCGCTCTTTTAAAATTTGCCGAAGTAGGTGCACCTTTAGATCCAGCTTTTCTCATTTTCTCACCTGAACCTGCTTTAATTCTTGCTCTTTTAGCAGCAATGTTTGCGTATAAACCTGGTCCACCGCCAGCACGCATTTCTCTTTTCATAGCTCTTCCACCACCAGCGTAAGCTATACCACCACCCATGAAATTTGATCTTTTATCTTCCATTGGTTTGCCTCTATCTTGAGCAGCCATAGATTTTTCTATAGCCATTCCTCTTTTTTTCTCATAACCACTTAACTTACCGTCTTTGTTAAGGTCTGCTTTTTTAGGATTTTTTAACATTATTTTCTCCTCTAGGACAAAGTTTAGCCATTAACTTGAACCTTCTTTTTTAGATAGTTTTCTAACGCTAATGTCATCATAGTCTTTTTTAGGATTTTTTCTTTTATCCATTATTTTTTGAACCTTAAAAGCAGTTAATGCTGATTCAGTATCTGTTGCTTTAGAAGCTCCAGGAGCAGGTTTAGCATATTTTCCTTCTTTTTTTCTTTTAGCTAGTTTAGATACCATTTCAATTTTAGCGGCTTCTTTTTGTCTCTTTTTTCTATATTCTCTCATCTCTTTTTCGCTAGGTTTATATATTGATGTTCCTTCTTTTAAACCAACTCTACCTCCTGATTTAAAACCAGGAACTTGTTTGTTATATCTCTTCATTATTTTTTGCCTCCGTTTCTAAATATTTGTGTACCCTTTATACCAAAAATACTTGCAACTACAAGTATCCATAAGTTTGTAAACCAAGATGGAAGGGTAGAAAAATAGTCAAAAAATAATTTTACCTTTTCCATCGCCTGCGGATCGTCACTTATGACCGCCCAAGCGAGCACTACAATTGGAGCGCTTAAAATTACAAGCACAAATTCGTCTTTCCAGTCCGATTGTCTTGCCTCAAGAAGTTTGCCTTGGTATTGCTCTTCACCTCTAGCCATCTTCTCTGCGTGCATAAGCTGTGCATCAGACATAGCCATCTTTGTTTTCTGTCTGTTGCTGTAAATTTTGCTTCCAGCTTGTAATGCAATCTTCGCTAAACTAAACCATGCCATAAATTACTCCTTTTTTAACTCGTTTTGTAAAATTGTTTTCTCAATAGAAGTGTCAGCACGTAAATTTGCTAGTTTTTCGTTCTGTTCTAGCTTTTCTTCTTGAGTATCTTTGTTCATCATAGCTCTCATTCGGTCAAGATTCAACCTTTCTTCACCTTCTAGTTGTTTTCTAGAGTTTTCTTGTGCTTGTAAGTCTAATTCTCTTGCTCTAAGCATTGCAATAGGGTCATTTCCAAATTTAGAAGTAATTCTCGTCTCTTCCTTCATGTATTCTTCAGTCATTTCAGCAATTAACTCTGCTTTTCTACCTTCAATACGTTGTTGAAGTGCCATTGACTCTCTTTGCATCTGTGGATTCATCTGTGCTTGTTGCATCATCATAGCTAGTCTAGGTAATTCTTCTCTAAATTCTAGTTCTATCTGTTCTTGTGCCATCAAACTAATATGTTCAAGTATATTTTTTTGCACTGCAGCTCCAACTATGGGTGCATTTCTTACCATATTCGTTTGTAAGAAGTTTAAATGCGCTGTGATGTGTGCTTGATGATCTTGACCAGGAAAAGCTTGGAAAGGTTTACCTGCTAACGCATCAATATGTTCTAACGCTGGATCTTTTGGTGTAGGCGGCTGTGGTTTTTTTAAAATTAAATCAATATCTTTTACTCCTAACGCTTCATACATGTTTCTGTACACTTCGTATTGGTTATGAATAGCTGGATTCGAGGCAGCCAGTTGCATTTCTGTTTGTGCTAGGGAGATCCGTTGTGTTTGAGAAAAAATATTAGGATCTGCAACTGGCAATATATCTACTCTGTCATCAAAGTCTAATTGTTTAATTTGCCTCTGTCCTCCGACAACATCATAGGGATAGATTGGAGGTAGATATAATTTGAAAACTCTTGCTAATAAACTAAATTCTTTTTTCATAGAGGCATACAATCTTTTATGTATGGCAGACATCGTTCTGCTTCCTCTTTCCAGCATTGCAACTGTCGTGCCCACTGCTGCTGATTGATTACCCTCTCCTACTTGCAGATCCGCTATAGAAGCGAATCGTTGACCTGCCTGTACCACGACACCCATAAGTGCTAATAATGTTTGCGATGGTTCTTTGAAAGGAAGAGTCATAAAAGCATCTTTTAAATTTCCACCGGGAGCATCTACATCTCTAAACTCTCCAGGTTGAATAGCTTGCGACTCGTCTCTCATTTTAATGCCACGCATTTTAAATCCAGCAGGTAAGTTCGACAAGGTTCCTGCGTCAAGTAATGATCTTAAAGCTGATGTCGCTGTTCTAGATAATCCACCTATCATGTGAATTAATCCAAAACCATAAAAGCCAAGACCGGGTAAAAATTTAAAATGAACAAAGTAACTAATTTTACTTTTTGTCGGATCACCTATTTCATAATTTCTTCTAATAGATAAAACTTCTTTTGAAGCCTCTTCAATCGTTACAATGTAAGGTAATTTAATTCCTGTTGGTGCGCCGTCAGCACTGACATCGTTAAATCCGTCAATGTCTAAATTAACATGGCACTCTAATAAAGAATACATTTTTTCATCTTTACCTTTTCTTGTGCCATCTAATTCTCTTTCTTTTTTATCTGTTTGTGATTCATTTATATAAGCAGGATTTAATTCTATGTCTCTATAAAATCCACCTACTTGTTGTTTTCTTAGTTCGTTTTCAGAAATTTTTATTGTGTGTATAATTGAGTCTGCATCTTCCAATGATGTTGCTGTATACGGTACAACTAAATCATCTGCGGGTACAAATTTAGAAACAGCTCTACCCATAACAGAATCATAATAAACTTTTTTAA